AAATCCACTGGTCCATTAGCTTCTCCGCCATTAGCAAGGCCCATTAATCCACCTTCTTTTGCAGTAAAGTAATTACGCTCTGAAGTATCTGCAGGAGCCCTATATGAAATATTTGTCCCAGCTCTGTGTGCGCTCCAATTAGGATCAAAGCTATTGGTATTAGGAGCAATAATCTGATCCTGCCAAGTTGTTGCCTGTGGATTATTTCCAGCCTGTGACTCGTTCATTAGAAGTGATGCACCCGTAGCTAATACAGGAATTTTATAATCTTTCCAGAATGCTTCTCTTGCTGCAGTTCCAGACTCCCCCGTTCCAATAAGATTTCCTAATCCTGAAGTGGCTCTATCAATTCCTGATGACATTGTACTTGGAGCTGACTTAACCACATCAGTTATTGCCTCTCCAGTGGAGGTCACAATATCTTTATATGAAGTTGGTTTATATGCTGCAGCAGGCCGAGGGCCTTCTACTACTGGTGTCATCTGTCCTGGACCAGCACGACCCGAACTAATTGGCTTTCCAGGCCCCATTGCATTAGCTTCTGCTGACGCTGCCTTTGATGCAACACTTGCCTTATCAGGTAATCCAGATAATCCCATCACTCCTTTTGCAAGTCCTGCTCCACTCCATGCCCCTAGACCAGCCACCAATCCATCTTTTACGCTGCCTGTAGCTACTCCAGTAACCCCACCCACTATGGCAGCAGACATCATTGGGTTGATTGCTCCACCAGAAAGTACAGTAAGAGCAGCACCTGCTAGAGTCTGAGTTATTGGGCTTCTCAAAATATTCTTTAACCATCCTGCCTCTACTAGGCCAGTTTGTGGGTTTATAGTTAAAGACCCTCCATTTGCAACAGCTAGCCCCTGTAGACCATTTATCTCACCTCTTGTCATATGAACAAGCTCAGTGTCAGGCCCCCTTCCTTCTGATGCCAAATGCCTAGCTAGCACATGTAGACTCATTTCATACTCCCAATTGGTATTTTCATAATAATATCATGCTGGTATAGAAGATACAAAGCTCATTGAAGCCTTTACTGATGGGGTTACAGGCCTTATTGGAGCAGCCCCTATAGCAGTATGATTAATATATACATTTATATCTGATGTTCGCCACATTATCTCTATATAATCAGCGCCCTGTAGCTCAATAAATGAGCTATATACTGCAACCACACTTGTATCTATTGGCTCATTAACTGAGTAAATTTTATTGCTATTAGCAACATTTACTCCATTCCGCATTAGCCATATCTCTACTGTCTGAGATCCAGCCCCATTATTTAGAAGTTCAGCACTAGCCTGTAAGTTATAAATCCCAGGGAATTCTGGAGACAGCTTTGATGGCAAATCCCCAACCATAGCCACAGTTGCTACTAGCTGAGAAGCGCTTACTGTATAAGTACCAACTCCACCAGATCCAGAGACAAACGCTATAACTCTTGTACCAACAGTTACTCCAACTCCAGTTAGCTGCATGCCTAGATATATAACACTACCAGTAGCAATAGTAGCCACTGTCAGAACTGTTCCGGCTAAGACCCCGCCATTATTAATAGAGGCGGTAAATGTGGCAGTCTTTGATGATACGGTTATAGAATTAGAGTACTCAGTAGCATTAAATCTCATGGCATAGGCTACTGTAGTAGAGCCTGCTACCTGATCTGTAGTATCTAGAAATGAGCCATAGGGGAATCCTAAGAAACGCCCACCAACATTAGTTAAAATAGATGCTAAATTATTATCTACTTGGTTGAAGTAGAGACGCAAAATATTATTAAGCTGATCCTGATACTGTCTACTGTAATCAACAACGCCCACAGGAAGCACTGCTGATTTAGAGGGGACAAGTTTATTTAATAAAGCCACTTAACGCCTGCCATCAGGTCTAACATCAATCCTAGGAGTCCCTAGCTGCCACTGTGTTCCTAATGTATCTGAGCTGACCTTGAACGCCATCTGCCGCCCACGCAGTCTTGTATAAACAATCTGTGTAAACTCTTGGACAGTGTAGTTTCTTTGATTAGCATAAGACTGAGCTGATTCAACTACTGGCAGATCTGATGTGCCATAGGGAGCGCCAGGATTCTGTCTTGGGCGTACAGTAAATACAGCCTCTGGTTTATCAGGATTAGGTGTAGTAGATCCATCAAATGTCAGATCAGGAATAATTCTCCACACAAATCCAAAGTTATGACCATCACCAATATCAAAGTCTGATGACTGAATATAAGATTCTATGGGAACCGGTATTCCATCTATGCCTTCATCATTTGTACCGTCTTCATGGTATACCATTGCACTTTCATAGGTAGCTGCCATAGGGAATCTTCTTAGAGAGCTATCTAGCCAAGCAGATCTTTCTAGATTTCCGTAGTACCAGACCTTATCTAAGTAGTTGTAGATTACATATCTATCTACTACAGTAGAGTTGGCTGAACAGTAATACCACCATACCTCACTATATCCCTCATTAGTGCCAGAGAAGAATTGAAAGCTCTGCTCCATATTGATATTGCCATAGACGTACTGTCTCAGGGTACAAGGCAAAGTCTCTACCCGCCCCGTATAGCAATAAAACTTTTCCTGGCCCATCCAGTAAACAATATTATTAGCTGTAGATATTGCGTTAGGACCAATAATAGATATGTTATCTGACAGAATATTAAAGCCCCATATATATGGCGGTCCAATATACTGCATAGAATAAGCAGCTGAATCTGTCAGGATAAATATTTCTTGCCGCGTCTGAATAGCGGTAACAATAGTAGAGCCATTACTTAATAAGTAACTACCTGCCTGATTGGTAATTGCAGGAGCCCAAGTCTTATAATCTTCTTGGTCTGACCATCTAATTAACATTCTGCTTTGTACATTTGTGGCGTAATCATTACAGCCAAAGGCTATTACAAATCTAGATGCATCAGATATTAATATTTGAATTGCTATTGAAGGGCAGCTAGCATCTGTCTGATATTCGCCAGAACTAGACGGAGATAATAGCTCTCCTCTATTGTAAATAATATTGCTGCCATCATATTCTGGTATCCAAAGATATAATGCACCATTCCTAGGATTGAATATTAAGAACTCACCAAAGTTATCTTGACTCCAAAGCCTTAACTGAGCTGAAATAGATTCAGTACTGGACTCGCCCCAGCCAGAAAAGTTTGCGGTGTTATATACAATAGAATCAGCCAAATGTTCAACTGCAACTGTTTCTTGTACGCCCCGCACACACCCAGTAAAGTCATTAGTTGAAATGCCGGTATATGAAATTAACTCTGATCCTATTAGCAGAACACCAGTAGCTGGAAATCCAGTGGCATCAGTTACAGTTATAGTTGTAACAGAATTATTAATTGTGCCATCTAGATTAGTAGTAAGACCAGTATTAGTTATACCGCCCCAAAGTCCAGCGCCCCAGCCATTCTCTGTAATATAAATCTCAGGCCCTACATTTAGTTGATATTCGCCATAAGCAGCAACTCCACCATCTCCAGTATCACTAGAATTAGCTTCTACTGGTACTGTAATAGTGTATGAGTTAGAGTCTAAATAAGTTATCTCAAACTCTTGGTTAAGTATTGTTGCTGTGATATTTCCGCCAAGAGATACAGCACCATAGATGGTTACAAAGTCACCATTGATTGCACCATTTCCGGCATCAAATACAGTAACAACCTTTGAGCCAATGGTAGCGCTAAAGGTTACATCACCTGCTACAGAGGTATAGCGTAGAGGCGTAATGTCATAATAGACACCACCATTTTCTATGTAGTATTTAAGATTTGTTCCTATGGCTAAAACATTAAAGCCCCTTAGGGTAACGTAATTCCATAGTGCTCTTGCTACACCAAGATATGTTCCATAGGTCAACGGCACCCATCCACCAATCTTCTGTGGATAGCCTGATTTGAATCTTACCTTATCACATTCAAACCAGCCGCCCTCATTAGCAAGGGTGGTCCCTTCTCTGTTAACGCCCGCGCGAAACTGTAGCAATTGGAGCATTTTTGCTATACTCCTGTATAGGTATTAACAAGGAGACTACTATCAGTCATCTAGATCAACCAAATAATAAATGCGATTATAGATATTACCAGTAATGTTTTCTTAGACTCTTTAATCAGATCAAGGAATCTGTCTGATACTGGATCAGCTATAGCAATAACCTCATCAACCTTAGTGACTACCTTCTTAGCTTTGTCTTTAATGGTCATGCTGTGTAGCTCCCAGTTGCGCCCGTGAATTTAATGATGGTGTTAGCACCTGATGTTGTGACTGTTGGGCTTCCAGTGGTTGCACCTGAATAACTAGCAGTTAGAATGGAAAGTA